GAATTCGATTGGGTAACGAAACTATAAGTTTTAACCCAAAGACAATTGCAGAAGATGCAAAACGAATTGCTGTTGCAAATAATACCGTGGACATGAATGTTCCCGAAGCTGTTGACTATCTGCAAGCCGCAGCACGTTTTCGCAACCAAGCCTTAGATAAGCATAATTCAGTGCTTGCAGGCAAGCGTGCAACTCGCGTAATAGATGCTGATCAGTACCTCACGTTAGGCAACAAAGTCCTTGACGACTTTGAGAAAATGATCCTGAACAACGTGCCCCGTTTGAAGAAAGAACGGGAGGTAATGAAAATGGTCATGGATGATTACCGTAGCGTGTATGAGCAGCGGTTGCCATTGATCATTGGAAGAAAAGTAAACGAAGGCGGGGCCACCCGTTACGCCACGCCCAACGAACAGGTGCTGTCCGCTGCCTTCAAGAGTGCAGCAGATGTGCGGAACTTGTCCGCTCTAATTGGAAACAATCAATTAGGGATAGATCTTCTAGAAAAGGGCACATTGAACTGGTTGCAAAGCAAAAACATTTTTGACAAATCGGGCGTGACAGAAGGCTTAATTAATCCGAAAAAGATCAACGATGTTTTGCAAAAAAACCAAAATATTATTTCTGCATTGCCCAAGCAAGTCCAAGATACTTTACGAAACGAAGCGGACATCGCAGTCAATGTGTCTCGCCGTTTAGGCGAAATAAAAGATCAAGAAATCGTTGCTCAGGACATTGAGTTTGATAACTTCTTGAAAACGGTTCTTCGTCCGGGAACAGACAAAGAAATTATCCTTACAAAGGCACTCAATAATCCGATTGAGATGACTAAGCTTGTGAACGTCTTAAAGGGAGACCCCGACAAGCTGGCAGCACTGCGACGTGCTGTGTTTGACATCACTAAAGAAGGCACGTTCACAGGTGGTTCCCTAAAAAAATTTATGGAACTAACGAACAAGTCTTTAAAAGTGGTGTTTGATGAGACACACCTTAAGCATTTAACGGCACTTGCGGACCTTCAAGAGCGGGAGCTAGCTCTTAAAAACGTCACGGGAATGAACCCAAGATTTGAGTCCCTTAGTCAAAATTTTCAACGCATATTAGGGGTGTCTATCCCGGGATTGATGACCTATGGGCGAGATGTTACGGGGGGACGTATCTCTCCCGAGGGGGCAGGTATAAGCTTGGGCGTGCGTTTTTTTTCCTCTATGGAAGAGAACTTACAAAGTAAAATGTTGGTCCGCGCACTTACTGATCCTGACGTAGCAAAGGCTTTAGTCAACCCTAAAAACGCAGATGACGCAAAATTACTTTTACGTGAAGTGCAGTCTGCGGGATATCTTTCCCGCGCACTCATGGCAGATATCGGCTTGACAAGCTCACAACTGGCAATGCAGGATAGGCAGGTGCCGATTGAGGGCATGGAAGGGATGCCCGTTGTTTCACGTGGAACAACTGCTGCCGCACCAAGTTCAGGGGCCTCTGCTTCTACCATGTTAAGAGAAATGCCGGTTGCGCCCCCCACACGGGGCATGCCACCTGCCACACTTTCTCCTCGTTTTGGTGCCCCTCCTCCGCCAGCGCCGCCAGCGCCCGGGATGTACCAAGCGCTGTTTCCAGACGATCCAATTAGTAAAATGTTGCAGCAACGTCAAGCGCAAACACAAGGAGGTCAAACACCTCCCCCGGGCCAATAATCACGTAAGATAGGAAACAGTTATGCCAAACGCCAAACTTCCCGTCAAGGCAAAGTCCAAAGTCAACGCTGCGGGCAACTACACCAAACCAGAGTTACGCAAACGTATATACAGTCAAGTCAAAGCCGCTGCGGTACAGGGCACAGGCGCAGGGCAATGGTCAGCCCGCAAGGCCCAGCTTGTCGCCAAGAAATACAAGGCCGCAGGCGGCGGGTACAGAGACTAGTATGAAAGCCCCACAAAAATCCCTGAGCGATTGGGGAAACCAAAAATGGAGAACTAAAAGTGGTAAAAAATCTTCTGAAACAGGTGAGCGATACCTTCCTAGCGCTGCGATTAAAAGTCTCAGCCCTGCTGAGTACGCTGCGACAACCAAAGCCAAGCGAGCCGGAAAAGCCGCCGGGAAACAATTCGTAGCGCAGCCCAAAAAGATTGCAAAGAAAACAGCGGGCTTTAGATAAATTAGCAGTTGCCGTCCTCTCCATCGGCACCATTCGGCCCCGGCAGCGATGCTGGGGCCATTTTTTCAAACTGCTCAACCCGTCTCCACCACTTGTCCTTGTAGCCGTCAAACTCCCGGCCACAGGTCACAAACTCCTGCACCTCACCACTTTGGGCAACCATCATGATCACCCCATGGTCGATGGCCGTGCCGTGGACCTCGTTGTGCGCACAGGCATATGCCGCCAGTTGGATAAAGTAATCTTCAATCCACTTGCGCTGCTTCATCTTGTTGGTTTGTTTAAAGTCAACAATTGAGGGTTCTCCCCTATAGACTCCAATGCAGTCAGACGTGCCAGCGTACCGCGCTGGGTGATACAGCGGCACTTCCGCACCCCAAACCTCGTTGACGTGGGGAAAGAAATGCTCGATCAACTGGTAGCCCATGCGGTAGCCCTTGACTTGCAGCCATGTCCGTGGTGCGGGTAAATCCCTATTCAACAGCAGTCGCTCAACCACGTTGTGCATGTGCGTGCCAACCGTTGCCGCATCATTTTTGATCCGATCCGCTTCTGCCTCACCAACCCTCGCGGCCCACGAATCAAGGTGGGTTTTGTCCTTTGTATCCGACAGGATGCGGGTGACGCTGGGCATGTCGTATTCCTGCCCATCGATGCGGTAAACACGGCCCGTGGGTGCGTCGATTCTTTCCAATCTCTCGTACACAAACTTGCGCCGGATAGGGATGAGCTGCATTAAATAATCCAATCTTTGAAATCTTCGCCCAGCACCTGCGAGGCGATGTTGATTTTGTTCCGAAGCGCCTTGACGATGTGTTCATCCACGGTGTCCTTGGCAATCAGATCGACATAGGTCACCTTGTTGGTCTGGCCAATACGGTGAGCCCGGTCCTCGGACTGCAAACGTACCTCCAAATCAAAGCTGTTACTGTAATAAATTACAGTGTGCGCAGCCGTCAGGGTCAAGCCGTAGCCGCCGGTGCGGGGGTTGCCGACAAAGAAGCGCAACTCGCTGGCCGGGTCTTGGAACTGATCGACGATGTTTTGGCGATCCTCCGCTTCGGTGTCGCCGTAGTAGGTGGCCACAGAGGTCATGCCGTACTCCTTTTGCAGCGCCAGCCGAATGTTCTCGATGTCCCTGCGGTAGTTGGCCCAGATGATGACCTTGCCGCTGGTCTCCTCCAGTACGGACAGGAGTTCTGTGATTCGGTTGTTGGGAATGTCAATCTGTTGGCCATCGTCAAGCTTCACGTGCCCACAACAGATCTGGTGCAGCCGCATGAGCTGGGTCAGGGCATTGTTGGTGCTCATCAAGTTGCCATCAACGAGCGCCAAGGCCATGAGCTTCATCTGGTCATAGTATTTCTTCTGCTCCGGGGTCAGCTCGACATCGCGGCGCGTGTAGATCTTGTCGGGCAAGTCCAAGCATTCATCCTTGGTCACACGGAAGGAGAACCCGTTGAGCTTTTCCTGCAACTCATCCAGCCTGCGGTAGCCGACAATCTGCTTGAAGGTGTGCGTGGGCAGCTTGCGCTCGACAAGGATCGCGTACCGGGCTTGGAAGGCGTAGAAGCTGGCGCTGTTTAAGCACTCAGGTCCCAAGAATTCGCACTGGCTGTACAGATCCAGCGGGGACTTGGTGACAGGGGAACCTGTTGCAATCCTCCTGTACCGCGCCTCGCGGGCCACCTTGATGATGCTCTTGGTGCGCTTGGTGTTCGGTGTTTTGATGGTGGTCGATTCGTCCACGGCCATGAAGGCAGAGGTGACGCGCAGGAACGTGCGGGCGTAGGCCACACCTTTTTCGGTGCTGAATGCCTCGACGTTCATGATCATGATGCGCAGCTTGTCAAGGGAGTTGATCATCTCCTCCATCTCAAGCTTTTCCGCCTTGCGGGGCGTGGGTGACCAGCATGCCATCTTGTAGCTGATGTGATCCGGCATGTGCTTTGGCAACTCGGATTTATACCAATTTCGGTATACGCCCTTTGGTGCCACAATGAGCATTGCATTGATCTTGCCCTTGTCGTAGAGCATGGCCGCGTTGTTGATGAGCATGAAGCTCTTGCCCGTACCCATCTCTGCGAACAATGCCGCCTGCTGGTGCTCCCAAAAGCGTTCCAGATACGCCGCTTGATGCACAAACGGCTTGTTCTTGAACGGATACCGCTCCAAAAAATAATTCATGACTTTCTACCTTTCTTTGATAAAGGGTATTGACAACCCGAAAAGATAGTGTACACTAAAAGCACGTTTCAAGAAAGGAGAGCGTAAACGTGGCAAAAGTTTTTATCGTACAAGAGATGCCCAATCATGATATTGCGCCTGCAATGAAGTATGGGGACATGGTGGTTTTATTGGACCCCAATACCCAGATTGCATTCAGCACAATACCTACGGTTCGCACACTGCGGCGCAAGCTGCGGGAATACAAGGATGGGGACTTCCTGTTGTTGACGGGTGACCCTGTAGCTATCGGCTTGGCCTGCTCGATAGCTGCTTTCTATAACTCTGGCCGTTTCACAGCACTGAAGTGGGATCGACGTGAAAGAATGTATATCCCTGTTAAAATTGACATCACTGAGAATGGAGAAAGAGATGAATAACATTGAAATGTTTGAGCACGACGCTGGCGCATTGACTGTCCAGAATGACGATTTGCAATCTGTTGGTGAGTTGGCCAAGCGTGCTAAACAACTTGAGAAAGAGATAGAAGAGCTGGAAGATACCGTCAAGGAACGCAAGGAACAGCAACGCAAGTTGCTTGAAGAAAGCATTCCCGGTCGTCTGACTGAGCTGGGCATGAAGTCGTTCAAGATGTCTGACGGCAGCCTGATCGACATCAAGGCGTTCTACAACGCCAGCATCAAGGAAGAAAACCGCGCCAAGGCCTATGAGTGGCTTCGCGATAACGGTTTCGATGACATCATCAAGAACACGGTGTCTGTGCGCTTTGGTCGCGGTGAAGACCAATTGTGCGAGACCCTCCTAAACCAATTGCGTGAGGACAACTACCCAGTTGAACAAGCGCAAAAGGTCGAACCCCAGACCTTGAAAGCTTGGGTTCGCGAGCAGGTGGAACGCGGAAGCGAGTTCCCCACAGAGCTGTTTGGCGTGTACATCGGCCAAAGAGCAACCATCAAATCAGCATGAAAAAGGAAAATTGAAAATGGCTAAAAACGAATTGGCAGTGAAGAAAGAAGGCGCATTGGTCTTGGCAAATGATTTTGAGCAAGACGTTGGTGGCTTTGACGGCATGGGACAAGAAGACTTTGCGCTTCCGTTCCTGCGTCTGTTGACCAACACTTCTCCCGAAGTCGGCGAAGTTGATGGAGCCATGCCCGGCATGATCCTCAACTCTGTGACCGGCGAGCTGTATGACGGCAAGAAAGGTATCACCGTGATCCCCTGCGCATATGTACGTCAGTACATTGAGTGGGCACCACGTGGTAGCGGTAGTGGTGCCCCCATTACCATCTACCCGGCCACGTCTGACATCTTGAGCCGCACGCACCGCGAACCGGGCGACAACAAAGACTATCTCGATAACGGCAACTACATCGAGAACACCGCCAATCATTACGTAATGGTCATCAACGATCAAGGCTTCCCAGAAGCTGCTTTGATCACCATGAAGTCCACGCAACTGAAGAAGTCGCGAAAGTGGAACAGCATGATGATGTCCACCAAGATGATGGGCGCAAACGGTCCTTTCACTCCTCCCATGTACTCACACCTGTACCGTCTGTCCTCACAAGCTGAGTCAAACGACAAGGGCAAGTGGTTTGGATGGGAGATCGAGCGCATCGGCCCTATTGAAGATAAGAGCGTGTACCAAGCCGCAAAAGCATTTGCTACTCAAGTGAATTCTGGCGAAGTCAAGGTCAAGCACACTGACGAAGAAGTCAGCAGCGCAGGACCCGCACCGTTCTGATTTGAGGGGGCGCGATGCCCCCTCTTTCTTCAATAGAGATGCCAATGGAACAACTACAAAGATTTCAGGACATATTCAGGGGACTGGATATTGCCTATGGGACATACGTAATCAAAGCGGAAAGAGGCGATGGAAAGCAAGCAGGAAAAGCCACGGTTGTTCGCAAACCACCTACAGATGACCTATGGCAAAAACACCTTGAAGGCGTTGACCCGAGTCTGGGGATTATTCCAATCCGGGCGGATAACACATGTATCTGGGGATGTATTGACGTTGACCAGTATCCTCTGGACCACAAGGGACTCGTAGAAAAAGTTGCACAGTTGAAGCTGCCGCTTATTGTTTGTCGTAGCAAATCGGGAGGCGCACATGTTTTTCTCTTTACAAAGGAACCGGCCCCAGCCCGGGATTTTCAGCAGTACCTTAAGGATGCGGCAGCGCTGCTCGGCGAAGCTGGCAGAGAGATTTTTCCTAAGCAGGCCGAAATCCTTGTTGATCGAGGAGACACCGGAAACTTCCTCAACCTCCCGTACTTTGGGGGTGACGCGGGAACAAGGTATGCATTCAATGACGACGGTTCGGCGGCAACGCTTGACGAGTTCTTTGGACTATATGCGGCGAATGTCCAAGAGCTACCGCTCAATTTTCCTGAGCCGCCTAAGCAAGCGGAGAGTCCCATCAAAGATGGCCCTCCTTGTTTACAGGCTCTATGCGCACAGGGCTTCCCAGAGGGGACGCGCAATAATGGACTATTCAACATTGGGATCTATCTTAAGAGGTCCGCCCCCGGATCTTGGGAAGACAAGCTTGTGGAGTACAACATCAAGCATGTGGCTCCCCCTCTCCCGAACAACGAGGTACAAATACTCGTCAAACAAGTCGGCAAAAAAGACTATCAGTACAAGTGTAAGGATGCGCCCCTCAACAGCTTCTGTAATTCGGGCCTATGTAGATCGCGCAAATATGGCATCGGAGGAAACGGTCCTGATGCGCCTCAAATAGCATCGCTCTCCAAGTACGCGTCCGACCCACCACTGTGGTTCTTGGATGTCAACGGCAAGCGTGTGGAGCTTGAAACAGAAAGCCTCTTCACCCAAGCTGCATTCCAAAAAGCATGCGTTGAAAAACTCAACGTGCTGCCCCCAACCCTGCGCAAACAGGATTGGGAAAACATGCTCAACGCCCTGCTCAAAGAGATGGTGGAGACAGAACAGATCGCCGAGGCCAGTGAAGACACAAGTCTCACGGGCCGTTTTATGGATCTGCTAGAAGAGTTCACGACCCACATGCAGCAAGCAATGGACCGCGATGAGATCCTCATGGGCCGACCATGGCGTGAGGACGATGAAGCCAAGACCTACTTCCGCATGAAAGATCTGGAAGGCCACTTGAAACGCAACAACTTCGTTGGCCTCACAGCCCCCAAGATGGCCCAGCGCCTGCGGGACATGGGCGGAGAACCCATCCCACTGTTCCTTAAAGGCCGTGCTACTCGTTGCTGGCGCATACCAAGCTTTGAGAAGCAAGACGCTCCATTCCAAACCCAGACCACCCGCATCGAAGGGAGCCCATTTTGAGATACCTGAAGATTGATGGCCACGACAACGCAATCATCGGCCCGGCGTTCATCTGGCACAACCAGACACATACCTCGGTGCTTGTGTACAACGCTGAAACGATCAGGGACAACCTTGTTCGTGAAGACGGCATGAGCCTTGAAGATGCGCGTGAATTCATCGAGTTCAACATTGAGGGTGCGTATGTTGGCCCCCACACACCCGTGCTGGTGTGGCCCGAGGACATGTGGGACGGTGAATGGGATGACTGACATCCACAAGATCTTCGGCCCACCCGGCTGCGGCAAGACGACCTACCTGCTCAACGTGGTGGACAAGGAACTGGAGGCGGATGTTTCCTCTGCAAGAATTGGCTACTTTTCTTTCACCAGAAAGGCTGCCAACGAAGCGCGGGACCGGGCCATCCAGAAGTTTCCCCAGCTCAACGCCAAAACCGACTTCCCCTATTTCCGAACCCTGCACAGCTTGGCATTTCAGTGCCTTGGCGTACGGTCCGAGGACATCATGCAGGCTGAGCACTTCCATGAGTTCGCCGCCCAAGCAGGGATTGAGCTATCCCTGTCCCATGACACCGAGGTGGATCTGGTCAAGCCCGACAACCCCATCCTGAACGAGATCAATATCGCCCGCATCAAGGGTGAGGACTTGAAAACCCACTACAACAAGTGCGGCCTAGACATCGAATGGCACCACTTTGAATTCGTTGAGCGGACCTACCGCCACTACAAACGCAGCAAGAATCTGTTGGACTTCACCGACCTGTTGGAGATGATCGTCAACCAACCCGAGCGCCTGCCCATGCTGGAGGTGCTGATCGTGGACGAGGCACAGGATCTTTCCCGCCTGCAATGGATGATGGTCGAAGCCCTGACCGTGAGATCCAAGCGGACATTTCTTGCCGGTGACGACGACCAAGCCATTTTCTTCTTTGCCGGTGCGGACGTGAAAAGCTTCCTCGCCTTTGAAGGCAGCGTCACCATCTTGAACCAGTCCTACCGCGTCCCGGCCAAAGTCCATACCTTGGCCAATCGCATCGTTAATCGCATCCGCGAGCGCCAGCCCAAAGAATGGGAATCCCGCGAGTTTGAAGGTCTCGTCAAGACCTACCAGCGCTTTGAGGACGTGCCGGTTGAAAACGGCCAGTGGCTCATCATGGCCAGCACCAACTACATGCTCAACCCCATCCACGAATGGCTCAAATCCATCGGGGTGCTGTTTGAGCGCAACGGCGTTCCAAGCCTGTCCCCACAGATCGCCCAAGCCGTGGTGGAGTGGGAGCGCCTGCGCAGGGGCAAAGCATTGGGCTACAACAGCGTCCAGACGGTGTACCGGTACCTAGATACCAGCGCCGTGGCCCGGGGCTACAAGACATTTAAGACCGGCGACATCAATGGCCTGTACACCATCGATGAGCTGAAGGAAAAGCATGGCCTCTTGACGGATGCCGTGTGGCATGAGGCGCTGACCAAGATCGCCGACGACAAGAAAGAATATTTGATCTCCTTGCTACGCCGGGGCGTGAAGCTGTCGCAAGCGCCAAAGGTGCGCCTGTCCACCATCCACGGAGCCAAGGGCGGCGAGGCTGACAACGTCATGCTGCTGATGGATCTGAGCCCCAAATTCGCCAAAGAATATGCAAGCAACGCGGACAACGTCCACCGCTTGTTCTATGTCGGGGTCACCCGCGCCAAACAATCGCTGCACCTTGTGCTGGCCAAACACACTGAAAAAGGATTCCGACTGTGAAAACGATGCCCCTATTTCCCACCATCACCGAGTGGGTGCCCCCTGATACATTCCCAAATCTATCTGCTGCAAAGGAGATTGCAATTGACCTCGAAACCTGTGACCCCCACATGGAATCTTTTGGCCCCGGATGGCCTCGCAACGATGGTTTCATTGCTGGGTACGCTGTTGCTGTGGAGGGCTGGAGTGGATACTACCCTGTTGCTCATGCTGGTGGCGGCAATCTTGATAAGCGCCTTGTTGAGCGTTGGGTCCGTGATGTTCTCGCAACCCCTGCCGACAAGGTTATGCACAACGCCGCTTATGACTGGGGATGGCTTAGAGCCAGCGGATTCACTGTCAATGGCCGAATTGTCGATACCATGCTCGCCGCCCCTCTCATTGATGAGAATCGATTCAACTATTCACTCAATTCCCTCGGCTTCGACTACCTCAAAGAAGTCAAGTCGGAAGCAGCGCTCAAACAAGCCGCCGCTGACTTTGGTGTCCACCCCAAAAAGGAACTTTGGAAGCTCCCTGCTATGTACGTTGGTGAGTACGCGGAGCAAGACGCGGCGCTGACCCTGAAACTCTGGCAGGACTTCAAGATCAAGATGCGCCAAGATGAAGTGGAATCAATCTTCAATCTGGAAACCGAGGTCTTCCCTGTTCTCATGAACATGACGTACCAAGGCATCCGCTTTGACCGCAGCAAGGCAGAGCAGTTGATCGACCAGCTTCAAAAGCGTGAGAAAGAGATCCACAAAGAGCTGCGCACAATCTGTGGAGCAGGTGTGGATATCTGGGCCGCACAGTCCATCGCCGTGGCCTTTGACAAGCTCGGCGTGGCCTATGGCAAAACAGGTCGTGGCGTTCCAACCTTTACAAAAGGCTTTCTCGATGCCTGTGAACATCCTGTGGCTAAGTTGATCGTCGAAGCCCGCGAGACCAACAAGACGCACAGCACATTCCTCCAGCCATATCTGGACTTCAGCGCCAAGACCGGGCGCATCCACCCGCACGTCAATCAGATGCGCAATGAGGACGGCGGCACGGTGACAGGACGGTTGTCCATGAACAGCCCTAACCTGCAACAGGTGCCTGCCCGCCACGAAATCATCGGCCCGCTGGTGCGCTCGCTCTTTCTGCCCGAAGAGGGCGAATTATGGGCATCAAACGATTTCAGTTCTCAAGAACCGCGACTTTTGGTGCATTACGCCCACCTCTTGAACCTGCCCGGGGCAGAACGGATGGTGGATGCCTACAACAACGATCCCAACACCGACTTTCACCAAATGGTGGCGGACATGGCTGGGATCAAACGCAAGGCTGCCAAGACCATTGGCCTTGGCTTGATGTATGGCATGGGCAAAGGAAAGCTTGGCGGCGAGTTGGACTTGTCCGCTGACGAGGCTTCAGAGCTGATCAACACGTTCCACACCAAGGTGCCGTTCCTCAAGGGCACGGTGAACGCGGTCATGCGCCGGATTGAGCATCCAGCATCCGGCGGAGCTATCCGCACGCTGCTTGGCCGCAAATGCCGCTTCCCTCTGTGGGAACCGGTGGAATGGGGCGTGAACAAGGCGCTTCCGCATGAACAAGCAGTCATTGAATACGGCTCGCGGATCAAGCGTGCGGGGACCTACAAGGGCCTGAACAGGCTCATTCAAGGGTCGGCCGCAGACCAGACCAAAGCGGCCATGGTGGCGCTCGCCAAGGCCGGGTTCAACCCCATCCTGCAAGTGCATGATGAGCTGGCGCTGTCGGTTAAGAATCGGGAGGAGGCACTGGCTGCTGCCGAGATCATGGCCAATGCTGTGCGCTTAGAAGTTCCCAGCCGCTGTGACGTAGAGGTTGGCCCGAGCTGGGGTGAGGCAAAATAAAAGGGCCCCGTAGGGCCCTTTTTACTTGAACAAGTTTTTGATCTTCTCCCAGATCTGTTTCTTCGGAGACCTTACGATCTCCATCCACGAACCGGGCTTGGGTTTGTTGTCTTCAAACAAATCCAGCTGCGTGATCGTGAACCTGTACTCACCCTTGCCCCTTCCGGGGACAAGGGCCGCTTCAATCTTGTTCTCGTTGGCCAAACCCAACCCACAACGGCGGACCATGGAAATGGGCAGCGTTGTAAAGGCTGCAATCTCCGAGGTCTTCATCGAGTAATTGTTCGTGCGTAACGCGCCGAGGAACAGGGCCCGAACCTCAGCAGGCGTTCTGGATATCGTTGATTTAATCATTTTCTTTCCTCTCTTTTCTTTTCTTTCTGTGTCTTGCATTATTTGATCCTCGGCAAAGGTCACACCTGCATTTATGCCCTTCATATCCCGCACGCGTACCATGTTTCCATTCCTTCAAACGACCGGAAGACAGTGCTTTTTCTGGGCCCATCCGCTTAAGTCGTTTTGCCAAAGTATTCGGCTTGATTTTTAGGTGTTTTGCCCATTGCGATTGCGTCATCCTCAGCCCGCAATACTCAATAACCACATTTCTACGCTGATTGTTCAATTGCTGACTAATGGTGGACCATTTGCAGTTTTCAGGAGAATACCCTTGATTGTTGTCAATCCGATCAAGCGACAACCCCGGTGCGGGGTTGCCCATGTCTTCATAAAAATTATCAAAGCTATTCCGCCATCGATCACATACTGTGATGCCCCGCATACCATAGTTGGGGTATGCGGAATCGTTGACGTTGTAGCACCTGCGCCTCATGCTTCTCCACGAGTTGTACGCCCGGGTGGTTGTGGGATATTTCCATTTTTTAAAGCTCATGCTCCTTGCCTCTCATGTGCCGTAACATGAGTTCAGTATATCCCATAATGTCAACAACATTATCATCATATGTTGGATCCCCATTGAGCATCCGGGCTATCTTGTGCATGACCATTTCAAGGGCTTCTTTTTGAACTTCGGATAGCTTGTAAAAGCCCTTTTCTGCACGTAATGCATTTTTAAGACTTTGTGCAATTCGCGCTT